CTATATCTTGCGCCAGTAATGCCTAATAGATATAACAAAACATAACTTTCTTCATCTCTTTTCTTGAAATAATCTAGCAAGTTTAAATAGTCTTTTATCGTAATAAACTTAAATTTCTCATCTTTAGCTTTTTCAGTACCTTTGATATTTACATTATAAGTAGGGTCTTTCTTCAAATAGCCATCGTATAATGCGTCTCTAATACATCTAGCAAGACAACCGTGAACTTTTCTTACTGTTTCATCAGTGTGACCTTGTGCGTATTGATTTAAAAACTTTTGATACTCACTACGTGTGATATTTTTAACTAACATATTTTCTCCGAAATACTCACTGAATAATTTAATCGATCTTTCATACCAGTAGAATTGTTTGCTAGACAACTGTTTCTTGTTCTTAATTTTTATCCAGTCATCGTAGTAGTCAACGAATTTTTTATTATCTTCAATGTTGTTGCCATCTTCTAAATCTCTAATTAATTGTTGTGCTGCGTTTGTAGCCTCAGCTTTTGTTTTAAATCCAGATTTACGTTTTTTGCCAGATTTCAAACTAGGGTGTTTAACATCGTATTGCCATGATGAGCTTGTCTTATTTTTGCGTTTTGTTACTGTAAATGTTGCCATTTTCCGTATTCCTCCTTAAAAAAGTAAAAAAAATAATAAGGGTACGTGAGGGTACCCAAAGAACATAAAAAAGACGCCTGTGTAATTACGATATCGTTAAATCGTTAAATCAAAAGTATGGCCAAATTCACTTATAAAATCCATTTCACTTTCCAATTTTTCTTCTAAAAATGCTAAGTAATTTTCTGCATGGTGTATTTCATTAACTGACATATAATCATCTAGACCGTTATGCAAATGTCTCCTAATAATTTTTACTGCTATGTTAGTTGCTTGAAAGCTTATTTGATATTTACTTGAAATTTGTTCAATATTAAAGTTGTTCTTATACTTATATCTTATATGCAAAGGGAACAATAAACATGACGCAAAAGAATTTGCCTCATACTCTTCAGCGAGTCTTCTGTAATAATCTTTATAAGTGAATAGTTTATTTAAATTAACTCCAGTATGCCCCATTACAAAATGCCCATACTCATGAGCTAACGTAAATCTTAAGCGATTCATCGGGAGAGAATCATTATAAACTATAATAGCTTTATGTCCTTTTCTGATATGAAAAGCTTCTTGCGAACCAAAAATTGAGGGTATCTTAAAATATAAAGTTCCGGTTCTTTGAGAAAATTCAGAAAAAGTTACCAACTTAATACGTTTATCTGATGATATTACTTTCAAAATATCTAAAGGATACGAAAAATTAGTTAATCCTTCAGTTGTTTCGTAAACAGCTTTTGCAGATTTAAAAAAAGATTTTTCATAATTCAATTTCAATTAAAAAGCCCCTTTGTTACTTAGTTAAGTCATCCCAGTCATCAAACATAGTTTCTAATATAGTTAAGGCTTTTTGTCTTTGTGCCTCTGTCATATTTTCTGTAGCTCTATGCATAATAATAATATCTTCGCTTTTATCCTCGCCAGAATATTCATCTTTTTCTCTACCTAATAAGTAGTCAACGGATACATCGAAGTAGTCGGCGATAATAGTTAAACCACGAGAGCTTGGAGCAGATTTTTTCCAACGAGCAATTGATCCGTTAGATAAGTTGAGTTTTCTCTCTAATTCAGCTATCGACATGCCTTTCTTATCAGCTAAATGTTGAATTCTTTGAAAAGTATTCATTGTATAAATCTCCTGTTCTAAACCAAAAATTAGAAAAAAACCTAAAAATAGTTGACAGATAGATTTAAATCTAATATACTTTGGTTACGCTATTGATTTAGCCAAAAACCAAAACTAATAACACGACGTTGGGGAACGGAAGTGTAAACATTTGAATAAATGTAGATATATGTCTTGGATAAAGGCTTATTTAACTATGCTTATATATTAGCTTAAAACTTAAATTAAATCAATAGATAGATTTAAAAAATAGAAAAAAATCTAAAGGAAGTGAAAATCATGGCAACAACAGAATTCGGCATGAAAGTAAGAATGGAATTACTCAAACGCAACATCACGAATAAGCAACTAGCAGATATGTTAGGTATTTCAAGTGCTTACTTATCAGATATCTTACGTGGACGTAGAGATGCATTTGAACAAAAGAAACGAATTGCGAAAATCTTAGAAATCAAAGAAGAGGTGAAAAGTTAATGAATGAAATTCAACAGCTATTCAATTTAAAACGTAATGAAGATGGAACAGTTGCAGTAAGTGGTCGTGAATTGCACAAAGGATTAGAAATCGGAACTCAATATGATAAATGGATGGAACGAATGATTGCATACGGTTTTGAAGAAAATATCGACTATATCATTCAAAGTGTAAAAGTACAAAGTCAAAAAAGACTACGTACTTATGAACAACTCGACCACATCATGACACTCGATATGGCGAAAGAAATTTCAATGATACAACGTAGCGAAATAGGAAGAAAAATCAGAGGTTACTTCATCAAAGTAGAAAGAAAACATAATGAGTTAGCGAGTGCATACGGAATTACTTCATTAGATGATATGAACCAACTTATTGAACAATTAGTTAGTGACAAACTCGATTACTTAATATCAACAGGAAAAGTAAGTAATCAAAAATTAGAAGAATTAAACGAAAAATTCGAAGGCGAATATGTAACGCCACAAGATATTGATGCTATTAAGTTTGCTATCAAGTCTAAATCTGAACAAATACTAGGCAAAGCTGGTATTCAAGTAACGATAGATGAATTTCTAATCGGAGATGTATATGAACAAGCATTAGCAAACAAAAAAGCTAAAGAAGAATACAGACATCAATTAGGGAAAGTTAAATCAAAATTACTAGTTAAATCTAAGAAACATCTAGGCATGAAAGGTAATGCGCCAAACAACCACATTAAACGTAAAGACGTAGATTTAGCAATTCAATTCATAAAAGATGTTAGACCATCAACAATTGAAATTTAAAAGAACACCAAACAACTTAAGGAGGGATTCAAATGACTGAAAACAAAGAATTATACAGGGTTTTTGTAAAAGAAACAAAGAATAGTGGATATACATTAGTTTTTGAAAGTTTAGAAGAAGTCGCAGCTAATATAAAAAATGCAGAAGAATTTGACGAAATTATAATAAGCCCCTCAAAAAGAGAGGCTCAAGATTAACGATACTAAAGATAATCTTTTAAATGTTGTGAACTGCAAATTACATTAGACCATGCGGCTTCACCAGTCAGCTTACCAACGAACAAACTATCATCGCTATCAATAAACATTTTTAATTCGTTTCTAATAGTTTTAGCATCATTAGTTGAATTAATAAACCAAACTGATTTATTGATTTTAGCAACATTAGGATAATCCTCAATACGCTCTATTAATTTTGGATAATCCTTTTGGTTATTTAAATCATACGCAATAATAAAACTTTTCATATTTTCACCTCCTTTTATAAGGAGTATAGCAGAAAGGATCATAAACAATATGCAAGATTTACAAGTATTTAATTTTGAAAAATTACCAGTAAGAAAAATAGAAGTAGATGGAGAACCATATTTTTAGGTAAAGACGTGGCAGAAATATTAGGTTACACAAGATCTGATAATGCAATTAGAAATCATGTTGATGATGAAGATAAGCTGACGCACCAAGTTAGTGCATCAGGTCAAAAACGAAACATGGTAATCATCAACGAATCTGGTTTATACAGCTTAATCTTTGACGCTGCTAAACAAAGTAAAAACGAAAGTATTAGAAAGAAAACTAAACGTTTTAAACGTTGGGTAACCGAAGATGTTTTACCTTCCATTCGTAAAACAGGTACTTATCAAGTTCCTGATAATCCAATGGACGCATTGAAACTTATGTTCGACGCACAAAAACAAACTAAAGAAGAAATAGCGACTGTTAAAGCAGATGTTATTGATATCAAAGAAAATCAAAAGCTAGATGCAGGAGAATACGGATTGATAACAAAAACAGTTCACCAACGCGTTGCTTATATCAGACAAATTCACGGACTACCTAATAATAAAGAAGTTAACAAACCTTTATATAGAGATATTAACAGTAACGTAAATACGATGGCTGGTATTAAAACAAGAACACAATTAAAACAAAAACATTTCAATGACGTAATGAATATGATCACAAATTGGTTTCCATCTCAATCAACAATGTATGTCATCAAACAATTAGAAATGGACTTTGAAAACGAAGTGTAAGGAGTGATAGCAATGGAATACATTGGATTTGCGGACGCTATCGAGTTTGTGAAAATAAGTGGAATTTCTAAAAACGATTTAGAAAAGCACGTTTATAGCAATAAAGAGTTCCAAGAGAAATGTATGTACAGATTTGGCAAGAATCATAAGCGCTACATTAAGATTAGACCGGCAATTGACTTTATAGAACAAAATTTAATGGTGTCAGAAACGGCACTTTAGAGGAGGTTTACCGATGAACAAACTACAACTCATTAAAATAGCACTCCTAACTGCACTTTTGGTCGAGGAAGTTAGGAATGCTAAGGGTGAAACTAAATACAATTACGATTCTATTAATGGCAAATGGAAAAGAAAAGGAAAAGCGACTATGCGTTCATAATACGCTTTATTAAATCCCATTCATCTTTTTCGTGCCAACCTTGATAAATATTTTTGACTTCTATTACTAATAGTCTATCCGAATCATCTAAATAAGGTTGGATTTTTTGAGTTATTCCATCAACTGATAAAGATGAATTTACTAAGTAAGCAGATTTCCAATAACTACAATAACCATTTGATATTTCATTTCTAATTACCTTAAGTACATCAGTATATTTTTGACCTGGACTATTAAGGTCATAAGTTATTAAATATTTACCCATATTTATTACACCCCCAATCTATCGCAGTAGCGATAAAAGAATTATAGCACGAAAACATGGAACAAAATTTAAATCGTAAAAAGGAGGTTACAAGATGAAGTACTTACTTAGCTATATGACGATGTTCATTTCAATGATCATCGCATTACTTTTAGGAGGTGGTTTCACAACAGTATTAGGAATTGCGATGTTAACCCTTATCTTTAGCACATTTTTCTGGGAGAAGTGGCTCGAGATAACAAAAAAGACTGAAACTTGCGCCAACAAGTAACAGTCAAACACTAACTAAAATATACAACTTAAATATACAAGTGGAGGAGAGAAAATGCAAGAGGTAATTACAGTCAAGTTGACTAGAGAAGAATACTCTCAACTAATCAAAAGCCAAATAGATTTAGATTTCTTGAAAAGTGACTATGACTTTTTAAACAAACGTTACGAAGATATGTGCGATAAATATTTTGAACTTAGAAAAGATTTCAGAAAAGCTATAGAATCATGCGAAACACAAAACGAAACAATCAAAGTCATGGATAGAACAATAGATATATTGCGTAAAGGAGTGATTGGGATTGAAAGAAACAGTGACATACCTAATTAAATTGAAAGACGCTCCTTTCGACTTGTATATCACTAATAAACCTAACAATGAAGAAGATACTTCTTATTCAAGAGATAGACGGAGAGCAAGAGAATTTGCAGGACTAGAAGATGTGAGTATCGACATGACTAAGCACAGAGCAATTAAAAAGAAAGTAACTGAAACAACTGAATATGAGGAGGTTGAGTATGACTGAACAACTTAATTTATATCAAAAAATAGCAGATGTTAAGGCAAATATTGATGGCTTTACCAAAGACACTAAAGGTTACAACTATTCATATGTGAGCGGATCGCAAGTACTTCACAGAATCAGAAACAAAATGATTGAACACAACTTGTTATTGGTGCCTTACACAGAGCATGAAGAAGTCACTGAAACTAAAAATGCAAAAGGTAAGCCGGAACACATCGTTAAATTAAAACTCACATATAAATGGATTAACGCAGATAACCCTCAAGAAGTGTTGGAGGTTCCTTTCTTTGCAGTAGGACAACAAGACGACGTATCAAAAGCGCACGGAACAGCACTCACATACGCAGAGCGTTATTTCTTAATGAAATTCTTCAATATTCCGACTGACGAAGATGACGCAGACGCAAAACAAAAGCAAGAAAAGTACAACAAAGTAAGTAGTCAAACAGTCGGCGTTCTAAAAGAAGAAATACTTAAATTTGTCGACTTGATGAAATCGTTAGGAAAAGAAGTATCTCAACAACAAGCAGAACAAACTTTTGGCATACAAAACTATTCGTCAATGTCAGAACAACAAGCAATCAATACAATCAACAAAATTCAAACAATGGCTAAAAAATATACGGAGGCGAAATAATGACTAACTTAACAATTTTGACAGGACGTATCACTAAAGATTTAGAACTTAAACAAGCAGGACAAACACAAGTAACTAACTTCTCTATGGCAGTGGACAATCCATTCAAAAAAGATGATACATCATTCTTTGACATCGTAGCGTTTGGCAAAACTGCCCAACTATTAAACGACTATTGCGGTAAGGGAAGCAAAGTTTTAATCGAAGGCAACTTGAAGCAAGACCGTTTCCAAGATAAAGAAGGTAACAATCGTTCAGTAGTACGAGTGATTGCAAATAGAATTGAATTCTTAGATAGCAAAGGTAGTAACCAGCAAAACAATCAACCTCAACAACAAAGAGGACAAGCGCCAGCAGGCAATAACCCGTTTGCAAATGATAATGGTATCAATGATATTTCGGAATCGGAGCTTCCTTTCTGATTGGACTGATTAGATGGTAGTAATAAAAAACTACATTACAGAAGATGACGGTACAACGACTGTAGTCATCAAAGGAGTAGAACTAGATAACAAAACATCATTGCTTTTAGACAACGGTTACGAAGTAGAAGCAGATGTAAGAGTTGTAGATCCATTCAAGATTACAGATAAGCAGCGTAGAAAAGTATTTGCTCTCTGTAACGACATAGAAGCTTACACAGGACAACCACGCGACTATATGAGGTATTTGTTCATGGATTACGTAGAAGTTCTCTATGGCTACGAGAAACGCCTCTCATTGAGTGATTGCACTAGAGAACAAGCTAAACAAGTTATAGAAGTTATTCTCGACTGGGTGTTTTACAATAATATACCACTTAATTATAAGACAAGTGACTTACTCAAAAATGATAAAGCATTTCTATATTGGTCAACAGTCAATCGTAACTGTGTAATATGTGGAACGCCACGAGCAGAACTTGCACATTATCACGCAGTAGGTCGAGGACGTAACAGACGAAAGATAGATCACACAGACAACAAAGTATTAGCGCTATGTTCAAGACATCATAAAGAGCAGCACCAAATAGGTATAGATAGTTTTAATGAGAAATACAAATTACATGAAAGTTGGGTTTCTGTAGACGGAAGGCTCAACCGAATGTTGAAAGGAGAAAGTAATGGGGATAATTAGAACCGAAAAAACATCTGGTAATTATTTCATAGCTAGTAAACATTACGTAGAAGATGAAACATTATCTTGGAAAGCAAAAGGACTTATGAGCTATCTGTTTTCTAAACCAGATGACTGGAAAATTTATCAATCTCAGTTAGAGAAAATTTCCACTGATGGAAGAATTAGCGTTAGATCAATTATTAATGAATTGATAGAAAAAGGCTATATGACTAGGATTCCATCTAGAAAAGATAATGGAGATTTTAACGGTTACGAATATACTTTGCATGAAAAACCGCGGTGCACATTTCACGACAGCGCGAATCACGACAGCGCGAATCACGACAGCGCGAAACCTGCAACTACTAATAATGATTCTACTAATAATGATTTAACTAATAATAATAGTAATAGAGTCGGCCACTTCACATACAAAGAGATTATTGAGTATCTAAATAGATATACAGGTAAGAGATTTAATTTTAGAGCTAAAGCAAATCAAGAATTAATCAAAGCTAGATTTAACGAGGGGTACTCAAAAGAAGATTTCTTGAAAGTCATAGATAACAAAGTAGCTGAATGGATCAATGTTGATTCTATGAAAGATTATTTACAACCATCAACACTATTTAGAAAAAATAACTTTGATAAATACTTGAATCAAACTGTACAAAAAACAAAAAAAGAAGGAAATATCCTAGATGATTTGATGGAAGGGTGATAATTAATGCCAATGACTATCAAGCAGGCAGCATCTATATTAAAAGTTTTAGAAGATGTCTATGGCATGGGTTTCAATACTAACAAAACTAAAACAGATATATGGATAGAACAACTCACACAATACGGAGATTACGACAGAACTTTACACAAAACTAAGAAATATATTAGAGAAAGTCGTTATAAACCTACGATTGCACAAATTATTGATCGAAAACCACCAGAAATGGAAAGCGCAGTGATACCAGAAGAACAGACTGATAAATATAGAATGCAGCACGATAAAGAGTTTAGAGAGAGAAGGCAACAATTAAGAAAACAATGGCAAAAGATGAAAGAGGACTGGGGGTTAGATGATGAGTATTGATGTGTTGAGTACCGAAGAATCTATTGTATCTAACCTCATGCGTAACCCAGAGTTACTAAGTAAATTCAGATTGAAACCTGAAATGTTTACTGATGAAAAATTAAGAGTGTTCATTGAGTATGCACTAGAGCAGGGGAAAGTCGATGTAAACCAAATCTACTTTAAAAGTCGTGATGATAATGAATTTATATCTACTGACCGATTAGGTCGTTTATACAACTCAGACGGCACTGACAAGGCGTTTTTTATGGACGACCAATTGAACCTATTACAAGAATACGTCTTGTCACAGGCTCGTGAGAGGGTCTCAGAGTATCAATCAATGCCAACTAAGAATAATTTTAATTATTTGGTCGGGGAATTAGAAAAATTAAAGAGTATGACGATTAAGAAAGCAGACGCAACAGACAGTTTTTTAGCTGAAGTTGTAGAAAACATTCTATCTGATGAACCAAAACAATTTATTAAAACTGGTATTGCTTCTATAGATAATAAAATCATTGGTTTTGAACCAGGGCAGTTGAATGTATTAGGTGCAAGACCTAGTTTGGGTGGAGTTTCGCCCCTTTAACAAGCGATTGTTAAAGATAATCTTGTGAACCACATTGCCAATGGGTGTGAGTATTTATTACTTGCTAACGGTGAAACCTAAAATTAGTCGATCATTCTAAAGGAGTGATCAAGATGTTTAAAGACATAAAAGGATATGAGGGGAAATATCAAATTAATGAATACGGAGTTGTAAAAAGCAAATCTAGACAAAAAGGCGCAGTTTTTTGCAAAGAAAGAATTTTGAAACCAGATATAGTTGTAGGCTATAAAAGATATACACTTTGCAAAAATGATAAAAGTAAACGCCAATTTGCCCATAGGTTAGTATACCAAACGTTTGTAGGCGAGATAAAGGAAGGATTATATATTCATCACATTGATGAGAATAAGCTTAACAATCACATTTCAAATTTGATGCCTGCAACTCCAAAAGAAAACAATCATTATTCCAGAGTTACTAACGGATACAAATTATTTGAAGAAGATATAAAAAGTATACGTAAAAGAAACTTATCAGTAAAAGAAATTGTTGAAGAATATAACATTTCCCCACGCCATGCTTTGAGAATTATTAAAAGAGAAAGATGGGGATGGGTCGACTAATTATGGTAATACCGTGCCAAGCCGCGAAAGTGGAAGGTGTAGAGACTAATTGTAAGCTGGAAGATTGGCTACCAGTTGAAGCGCAAGACATCTCAAGTAGATGAAGATATAGTCCATGCCCTAATGAAAATTAGGGATTACATGAAAACATCGCTTGCATTAACAATGATGTGGAATATCGCGCAGCGTGGATACCCTACAACGTTCTTTAGTTTAGAAACTGGAGGTAACAATATCGTTGAGCGATTAGTTGCAACGATAACAAATATCCCACTATCTAAAATTAAGCAAGGTAACGGATTAAATGATGATGAAGTTTCATCGATAATGTCTGCTATAGATCAAATTAAAAAATGTAATTCTTTAAAGATTGAGGACCAAGCACAAATGACACCACAAGACGTTAGAGAAGTCGCATCTCAAAAAACAGATAAACCTCACGTTATATTTATTGATTATCTTACACTCATGCAATCAGATGTACCTCAACGTGATAGACGATTAGAAGTTGAAAAAATTTCTCGTGATTTAAAAATTATAGCTAAAGAAACAGGTTGTATCATTATCGCGCTATCTCAATTAAGTAGAGGTGTAGAAAGTCGTAGTGATAAGCGTCCGATGATGTCCGACTTACGAGAAGCAGGTGGGATTGAACAAGACGCAAACATGATTTTCTTCTTATATCGCGATGATTATTATGACCAAGACCAACAAGACAACATTACAGGTAAGTCAGAGATTGAATTCATTATTTCTAAGAATAAAGACGGAGAAACAGGGGTGGCGCATCTTGATTTCTATAAGAAAACGCAGAGGTTTTACGGATGAAAGTTTATGAATATCAGAAACTGTTAGGCATTTTGTATCGAGAGGATTATAAAGAAGATTCAATCATAGCCAAAATATTAATTGAGTCTGGATGGGCAATTAATAGGTTGCTTGATAATGGAACTATTAAACCTTTTGACGATTATGAAGAAGTGAAAGAGTTAATCATGAATGAAACGAAATGGAGAGATAAAGATGGCAATTATCGAAAAGTATTACCTTTATAGACCAGACGGAACAGAAGAAATAAAAGTAGAAAAACGCGAATCTAATTTGAACATCGTTAAATCACTCACAGGCGCTCATTTTAGCGAAGAAAGTAAAAAGATGACTGATAGTGAGTTGAAACGTTTCAAGGGCGTATACGAACTTCTATACGAAGAAGAACTAGGGTTACAAGCAACGATATTTGATATGTAGGAGTGACGACGTGAGTAAATACAATTCTAAAAAAGTTGAATATAAAGGTGTCGTGTTCGATAGCAAAATTGAATGCGACTTCTACCAATATTTAGAACGTAACTTGGGCAATGAATATGATCATATAGAATTACAACCTAGATATGAGTTGATACCTAAGTTTGATAACCAACGCAAAACAGAATATATAGCTGACTTTGCATTATGGAAAGATAACAAGTTGCTTGAAGTGATAGACGTCAAAGGAATGCCAACAGAAGTAGCAAAGTTGAAAGCGAAGATATTTAGATATCAAAACAGAGAAGTACCACTAACATGGATATGTAAAGCACCTAAGTATACTGGTAAAGAGTGGATAACGTATGAAGAACTTTTAAAAGCTAGACGAGAGAAAAAGAAGAAAGAGGCGTTAAATAAATGAATAGCTACGAAGTTCAAACGAGATTAGATTTTACGATTAAAGGTCATGTTAATGCGTTTGTTCCAGTTGAAAAAGGTCAAACGCCTTCTGACGCGATAGAAAATTATAAAGAACAATTGTTAGACAGTCCGAGAGATGTATTAAATTACGATATTGAAATAGATGATTTAGAGGTGGAGTAAATGGAATTAGCAAAGAATAGAACGATTGAATTTAAAAATAATAGATTATATTACGTTGTAAAAACTGAAAAACAGAAACACTTATTACCCGTTGAAGATGTACACGAAGCTGAATACACAGGCACACCCTGGAAGCTCATTGTAAGACGTATTAAGTATTCTGGCTATAGTCCTGAAGAAGCTTTATTCGAAGATTATAACGAACAAGATACAGAAGCAAAAGAGAGAAAACGACTATCTCAATTAGAACATGAGGACAGAATGAGGTTAGTAAGACTAGAGCGACAAAAAGAGTTAGACCTAAGACGTAAGAAACCTCACTTGTTCGAAGTGCCTCAAGTACATCCTCGCGGTGAGTGGTGCAAACATCTTATGGAAAAGGACATCTTTGTTAAAAGAGTGGTTAGATCATGAGTGTTAGAGATTTAAATAGAGCGTTTGAGAAGTGGGAGGATTAAATGTGATTTACATGTACGAACCATTTAGCCACACAGTGACTAAGACAGACCTATCTCATTTACACAACATTACAGGTATTCCACTCAACACACTGTGGTATCAAAAAGAACGTGGCACATATAACGATAAATTAAAGTGCTTCTTTACCGACGCAATGCCGAGAGTGAATAAGAAACAGGAGTTTAACGAAAGAGTTGTAGCAAAAGATGAAATTTGGAAGTACAGCGAGAAGTATGATCTATACGTAAGTAACTTAGGCAGAATGAAAAGACCTGATGGTAAATATAAATTTGCGAATGGTTGTAACGGTATTTCCACAGTTATTTATAAAAATAAGAAGTATCGTGCAGCAGATATTGTATATGAAACGTTTATCGGTAACTTGAAAAACGGATCACACGCATATCCGAAAGATAGTAGATACAACAACTTTATTGCAGATAACTTATTTCAGTCAACATTACAGAAATATAGAGTGTATCGCAGAAATAAAGGTGTATCTAAACCAGTATATCTAGTAGATAGCGACAACAAAATTGTAGAAGAATTTGCAAGTACAGTAGAAGCTCAAAAGGTATTATTCATCGACAGACGCAACATTGCAAGGAAGTGTAATCGAAAACATGTAAGTGACGGATTGATGTATATGTGGGCAGACGAATACGAGAAGATGAACGCATGATACTATCCGACACAATCAACCAAAGATACAGATACAACACACAAGGCAAAACGCCTACAGAAGTACAGCGCGAACTAAGACAGATAGGTGTTAAAGGCTTTGTGGTTAAAGTAGCAGGAAGCAGAGTAACGATGAAAGTTGAAAAAAGAAAATATAAGAAAGAATAGGGAGTGTTTGAGATGATACCTAAATTTAGAGCATTTATAAAAGATGAGGATAAGGTAGTAGATGTGAAAGAACTTAGTTTTAAGTACGATGAGGTTGTTTATGAAAGCGGAAGATATACAGAAGTTAGAAGATTTAAAGATGTAAAAATCATGCAATCAACAGGCTTGAAAGATATAAATGGTACTGAGATTTATGAAGGGGATATTGTCGAAGTATTAGTACAAGATATCGAACCTAAAATTATGAAAGATAAAACGTATGTTGGCGTTGTGGTTTATAAACAAGGAACGTTCGATATTAAAATTTCTAAAGACACATATTTAGGTATTATACCTACAATGTACATGTCAGATATTGATTGTACGTTTGAAATATTAGGTAACGCATACGAAACCCCAGAATTATTGGAGGGTGAATAGATGAACGCAGAAGCTAAATTTGTATCTAGTGTTATGGACGCTAGGTTGAAGAAAGCAAAAAGAGAACGTGACAGTTTCCGCAAGCAACGTGATGAACTCATCAATGATATGGCAGAAGTGAAGAAGAAGGCAGAGGCGTTTGATGGAATAAATAAGTTAAAGGACAATATAAAGTTCATTAAAGATGTATCGCTATCACATGCTAATGAAGAACCTGTTAATCAAGAAATGTACTGGGTTCATTCGCTTATGGATAGTTTGTTAGAAGAATTGGAGGCAAACCATGAAGGATAAAGATTATAAACATGCATGGCTAGAGTTGAAAGAAGAAATGCTTTTTCAATATCCGATAATACTTCATATGACAAAAATGGCTGATGGTAAAGAAGATGAAAGTTCATTATTTCAATTAGGAGAACTTCTTAAACGCATGGACGAACTCGACGGAACACACGAGTTTCAAAATTTATTAAGTGATTTGGAGCGTGGTAGTGATGTGGAAGATTAAAGAATTTGAACGTTCATCAACAAAAATACATGAGGTGGTAAACGAATTTGTAAGAATAAATGAAATTAAAGAATATGAAGTAGTTGGTTATCAAGTTAATTGGGCGGAAGTTTATGACGATCATTACTCACATATTTTAATCAAATACTGGGAGTAATAAATAAATGACTATAAAAAATATTGGAGTGTAATGTTTTGAAATTAAATTTAAAGATAGAGATAAACGACGAAGATTTGTTAGAAGATGTTGGGTTTCATAGAGAAGTGAATAAAGACGCGAAGGCAGCAAGTAAAATAGATAGTTTAAACGAAATGTTTGGTATGGTTTTAGTGAGATTGGTAAATTTGCGACACGAAACTATGAAAGATCCTAACAATTGCAGTGGTAAAGATATAAGAAAAAGTATAGACGATTTCATAGATAATATAAAAGAAACAATAGAAGATTTTAAGGAGGAACAATAAATGAAAGCTGAAAAACATATGCAAATGATGCAGATGTTACAAAATTGCGTAATTGAAAAATATGTATCACACGATGAATACGAAGAGTTGGTAGCTAGAGATAAGCACGGTAATAAAATGTTTATTAAATTTTATCCGAATGAGGAGGAACAATAAATGACAAATACATTAGAAATTAAATTGTTATCAGAGAATGCGACTATGCCGAAGAGAGCAAATTCTACAGATAGTGGACTGGATTTATATGTATCAGAAACGATTAATATTCCTGCACACGCAACTAAAGTAGTTAAAACAGATATAGCAATTAATCTGCCTTATGGGTATGAGGCACAAGTAAGACCTAGATCTGGTAAATCACTTAAAACTAAATTGCGTGTAGCACTAGGAACAATAGACCAAACGTACCACAAAGAAGTAGGTATCATCACAGACAATATAGGTGATGAAGATATCACAGTAGAAAAAGGAGAAAGATTAGCGCAATTAGTTGTAGCGCCAGTTGTATATCCTACACCCAAACAGGTTGATTGGTTTGAAAATGAAAGCGACAGAGGTGCATATGGAAGCACAGGAGAATAAAGATATAGTAGCAGAGATTAAAAGAGTACTAGGTAAGGAGTGAACGGAATGATTAAACGCATATTAAAAATTTGGTTTACTATCGCTATGTATGAGTTAGGTAAATGGATTGGTAGAGAAGTTTATTATAAGTTAACTGCAAATGATGATGTTGAAGTGCCTAAGGACTTTAACGAAAATGACCACGCTCATTTAAATGAATTATGGAAAAAGGTATTTAAATGACTTGGTGGATAGTGATTATTCCAGTTATGTATCTAGTATGGATATGTATAAAGAGTAAGGGGGAACATAAGTGATGTGGATAGCATTAACCATTATACTCGGCATACTTCTACTCATAGCAATAGGTAACAATACAGTGTTACGTCAGGAGTTAGACGCACAGAGATATACGAATGTGTATCTGTTTACTAAGTACGTGAGAGATTGCGATATAGAAGATGTGGAGTTTGAAATACAAAGAGCAAAGAAACAGTTTAAGTAATGGAGGTAATGTAATGGATAATATATTTAATCTTGACGGTAGTAAAAAAGAAGGTATTAATATTCAAAACCAAATGTATGAATTGAAATCAATGTTACCTTTAATACTTGAAGTTGCTAAGATGAAATCTGAATATCAGCACGAGAGATTAACAAGTTTAAGACAACAAGGTTTTACAGAAGAACAAGCCATAGAAATTATCAAAGTGGAACGCACACCTTTTGATCAATAATAAGTAATGGAGGTAAAAACAATGACATTCGGCGATAACTTAAAAGCTATTAGAAGAAGAATGAAACTCACTCAACAAGAGATGGCGGATAGAATGGATATCTCTCGAACGTATCTTAGTGACTTAGAAAACACAAGAAGATCTACATCTATTAATACAGTTTTATATATTGCTAAAAGACTTGATATATCTGTAAATGAATTAGTTAACGATAGCTTAGAATTAACTGAAGAAGAATACAATAAAAAGAAGTTTAAGTTTATCAACAATAGAATTAATAACTAACGGAGGTAATCACTTGTATACACGAGAAGAAGTGAAAGAAATGATATATAACTATAAGTGGATGACCAACATTATAACATCACAAATTTACGACGTGGATAGTACATCAGTTGCACAATATGGTATAGAATCTGTTATGCCTAAGGCTAAAGGACAAGCAGGAGATAAAGTGTTTTTGAAGGTTATGAATAGAAATAAAGCGTGGAGACGTAATTTAAAACTCATAGAGAAGATTGAGTTTATTGACAAGTATGAGGAGTACATAACTAACGAGATGAACTTTCATATATTGCAGATGATTAAGTTAGGTACGAAACTTAAAACTGTTATGGACTTAATGGAAATAAAAAGTAAATCAACATTCTACGGTTGTTTAAATGAAATAGTAAACGTATATATGGATGCACAGAAAGGATATTACGATTAGGATACACATCGAACTAATCGAACCAATCGAACGTATCGAACTATATTATGAGTTTAACGCTAATACATTATATAATATACGCATAGGAAAACTGGATAGCATCTTTAGATGTGGAGCTGTTGTTCAGTGGATATGTGATCCAACACTATATTCTTGAGGCACGTTACTTTTGTATCGTGTCTTTTTGTATGCGCCTTTCTTGACTACTCATAAAATAAGGACGCTACTTATTTAAGATGGGAGTTTGAAGGTCATACTATTTAAGGTCACATACTTTTAGGTCATTACTTTAGTGTGTGACATACATAACAATAAACATTCATTTATATATCAAAAGGTTTCATTAGTTTAAGAGATTAATAGAAACATTAAATAATAAATAAAAATTAAAGTTTGTTTGTTGTTAATATTATTTGTTGTTTAACAATTTCTAAAGTTAAAGACAAAATGATTTGAGATTATAATTTCTTATTTCATTTTGTCTTTTCTTTTATTCTTAAATTGATTTGAGTTTCTTTGTTAAGAAATGAAAGAACAAAAGTTAATTGAAAGAAGTTGAAATGAATTTGAGTAATTTCAAAGTTCCAAAAGTTAGATTAGGAAATAGAACTTATAGTCAAAGCGAGCTACAAGACTATAGGAAAGCCAATACACAAAGGTATAACCAAGAGGTTAGACACAATAGGCACAATAGGGAGTATACAGCGTTCTACAACAGTACACAGTGGCGTAAGTTACGTAAACAAGTATTATTACGTGATAATTACTTGTGTCAACACTGTTTGAATAAAGGCATAGTGAATGATAAAGATTTGATTGTTCACCATAAGATTGAATTGAAACGGGACTGGTCGAAAAGACTGGATATGGAT